AGAAAATGATTACGAAACCGGAGGATATGTAGAATCTATGGGACCAAGATTAGATAAGGCACTAAAAGCACTTACAATCGTTTGGGACGAATGGAAAAACGGCCCAGCTACAGAGCCAGGAATGGTTCCTTTTGCTAAAAAAGATTTAGTAAGCTATATAGATAGTAAGATACTAGAAGGAGAAGATATAGCAGAAGAGAACATAGAAGAGTATCAAGATATTAAAGAAGCATTTAAAGCTATAATTTCTAAAGTACTTCAAGAAGAAGTAATAAACGAAGCAGCAACAGGTAACTTATCTAAAGTAGCTACTTCTTATGACGATTTCGAAGGAATGCAAACAGCTGTTAACAGTTTAGAAAATATTGTAACAGAAGTAGAGTCATTCTACGCAAAGACTAAAGAAAAAATTCAGAAAGTATACGATAGCTTCAAAGACATAAAGAACGTAGAAGGATTAGCAGTAGGTGCTATGTTAGCACCAGCTATAGAATCAGCATTTAAGAAAGACTTAATACCTGTAACAGAAAAAGGATTTACTAGAGGGTTAGAAATGCCTAAAGTAAAAATGTTAGAAACAGACGGTATAGCAGAAGAAGAATTGGATGAGAAGGAAACAGTTTTTACTCCTATTAATGAGGCATTAAATAAAGAGCTTATTAAGTTTGGACCTGATTTAATGAAAAGATTAAAAACTGCAGGATTTGAAACAGGGTTATTCAAAGGACAGGGAATGGTTCCTGTAGAAGCTCAAAAGAAAATTAAAGCTAACCCAAAATTAGCAGGTATTGCATACAAAAGATACCCTGACGGGTATGAATTCCTTGAAGTATCAGTTCAAAGAGAAAAAGGAGAAGAACTAGAAAAAGTTGCAAAATACTTCTCAACACCAGAAGGTCAATATGGACCAGATAAAGATGCGGGATGGGTAGTCAAAAACATTCGTAACGTAAATACTGGGGATATCTACAGAAGTAACATTGGTGGAATGAATGGTTTAGCTACTATAACTTACTTTAGAGCAGAAGAAGCGGACAGTGGTAGATACGGAACAGATAAAGTAAAAACTACAGATAAGATAGCTGCAGAAGGTAAGAAGTATAAATACTCTAAAAGAAAGTAAACTATGGCAAATGTATTAGTAAATGTTACACCATTTAAATCTATCCTTAAAGAATCTAAGGAAAGACCAGGAGTATATGAAGTTGAAGGAGTAATGCAAAGAGCTGGTGCAAAAAACCAAAATGGAAGAATATACGAAAAAGATCTCTTAATGAGAGAAGCTAAGAAGTATGTTGACGAATTCGTTAAAAACGGAAACGCTTTCGGAGAATTAGATCATCCAGAATCAGCAGTAGTATCCCTTAAGAACGCTTCACATGTGGTTAAAGACCTGTATTGGAATGGAGACGACCTAATGGGTAAAGTAGAACTACTTAATACACCAGCAGGTAATATAGTAAAAGAGATAATAAAAGCAGGACATACTATAGGAATCTCTTCTAGAGGTACCGGTTCAGTACAACAAACAAATGAAGGGTACTTAGAAGTACAATCAGATTTTGAATTAGTATGTTGGGACTTTGTATCTAATCCATCTACACACGGAGCTTTTATGAATCCTATATCACTTAACGAAGGAACTCAACAATTAGACAAGTACGGAAAGGTACACAGTTTAATTAACGATATACTAAGAGCATAAATAAAAACACATAGTATATAAAGACCTTTACAGAAATGTAAGGGTTTTTTTTGTTTTTGTAAAATGTATATATTTATATACAAATATACAGTTCCTTATACTGTATTAGATAAAGAAAAAAACTTCACATTACGATTACAATAATCGTACGAACACACACAAATTTTATTAGAAATGGCAAACAAAGATTTATTCAAGCAAGCTATTGCTGAAGCTAAATCTGTAAGAGAAGCTGCTATTGCTAACGCTAAAGAAGCTTTGGAAGAGACTTTAACTCCTCATCTTAAAGACATGTTAGCTGCTAAACTTCAAGAAATGGATGATTCATCTAAAGACGAAGAAGTAGTTAAAGAAGTCGAAGGAGATGTAGAAGAAGGAATGGACAAAGACAAAAAAGACGAAGCAATCGAAGAAACTTTCACAGAGGAAGAAGAAGTAGTAGGTGCTGAAGACGAAGCTGACATTGATTCAGAAGAATCTGAAGAGGAAGCTGAAGAAGAAGAAGAGGTAGAGGTAAAGGACATGGAAGTGGACGACCTTAAAGACCTTATCCGTAGTATTATATCTCAAGAAATGGGAGCTGAAGGAGAGGAAGAAATTCCTGGACAAGAGCTACCAGTAGATGATATGATAGGAGCGGAAGACGAAGAAGAGATTGACTTAGACGAACTGTTAAAAGAAATTACAGAAATGAACTACGAAGAAGATTCTAACGAAGCAGAAGTACCTGCAACAGAAGAAGTATTAAACGAAGTAGATCCTGTAACAGTAGGAGCAGGAGTTGCAGCACTTTTCGGAGCTGGAGCAGGAATTACACACCTAATGGACAAATTAGAAGCAGGTGAATTCGGCGAAAAAGGTAAGAAATTAGCTTTAGGATTAAGAAAGGCTGGATCAACAGCAGCTAACATTAGAGAAGAAGAAATAGACGAAGTACGCCCAGGCTACGGAGTTGGTGAATTCGGAGACCCAATGGAAAATGATTTAGTAAAGGCAGTAATGTTCTTAGCCAAACATGCTAAAAAAGCAGGCAAGAAAGTAGGTGACTTTGTTAAAGACATTGAATTAGGTAAAATGTCTGACGCTATGAAAGAAGTTGAATTAGAAGAAACTAGTGAACTAGGGGAAGCTATGGCAACTATTGAAGAGTTAAAAGGACAGTTACAAGAAGTAAACCTTCTTAACGCTAAGTTACTTTATGTAAATAAAGTTTTCAAATCAAGCAGTTTAACTGAATCGCAAAAAGTAAGTGTTATCGCAGCATTCGATAAAGCCGAAACAGTTAAAGAAGTAAAATTAGTATTCGAAACTGTATCTGATAACGTAGTTGGAAAAACTACTAAAAGTACAATTAAAGAAGCTAGATTAGGTATGGCAAGTAAAGCAACTGGAACAACAGCTTCTAAACCAGAAGTAATTTCAGAAGTAAGCGATGCTGTAAAAAGAATGCAAAAATTAGCAGGAATTATAAAATAAATAAAAAAAAGACAAATTTTAATTATGGAAATTAATCAATTATTAGAAGGGTCTCAAAGTAACTTCAAAAACTTGCAAGCAGATGCTTCTCGTTTAGCAGACAAATGGACTCAATCAGGACTCTTAGAAGGATATTCTAACGAGATCGAGAAAAACAACATGGCTATGATTCTTGAGAATCAAGCAAAACAAATTGTATCTGAGCAATCAAGCAATAATACAACTGGAGCATCTTTCGCAGGTGGTCAAGGTGAGCAGTGGGCAGGAGTAGCTTTACCATTAGTACGTAAAGTATTCGCTCAAATTGCAGCTAAAGACTTCGTATCTGTACAACCAATGAATTTACCTTCAGGACTTGTATTTTACCTAGACTTTAAATACGGTACTTCAGCAAACGGTAGAGTTAAAGATCAGAGTTTATTTGGAAACGTATCAGATGCTAACGACAAGATGGACGTAGACGAAGATGTATCAGGAGGCCTTTACGGTGCTGGACAGTTCGGATATACTATCAACTCAGCTTCTTTAAACTTAGCTACAGATAACGCAGTATATGCTGCAGCAACATCACAATCTATTGCTTACCAAGATGGAGTAGTGCCAACTGAATTTCATACATTTGCAGTTGACTTTGCAGGATATGAATTTGATGCAGAAGGTGTAAGAGCTTTCCGTCTATTATCAGGATCAGCAGGAGTAGATATTACTACTCACCCAGAGTTGACAACTAAATCAGGAAATACAATAGTATTTGTATGTTCAGGATCAGTAGCAACAAATGCAGCAACAATAGCTGTAGGATCTGCACTATACCACAAACAGCCATTAGCAAACTCAAGAGGAGACTTTGAGGATGCAGGATCAACTCCAATTTCTATTCCAGAAATTAATGTAGAACTTGCTTCTGAAGCAATTGTTGCTAAGACTAGAAAGTTAAAAGCACAATGGACACCAGAATTCTCTCAAGATCTTAACGCATACCACAGTATTGATGCTGAGGCTGAGTTAACTTCTTTATTGAGTGAGTATATCTCAATGGAGATTGACTTAGAGATCTTAGATATGTTAATTCAAGGAGCTGTAACAACTGAGCGTTGGTCAGCTGCTTCTAACAAAAACTGGGCTAACGGTGCATGGACAACTTCAGGCGCTGGAGAAGGCGGATTCTATAATACTCAAGGACAGTGGTTCCAAACATTAGGAACTAAAATCCAAAAAGTATCTAACAAGATTCACCAGAAAACGTTAAGAGGTGGAGCAAACTTCTTAGTATGTTCTCCTTCAGTAGCAACTATCTTAGAATCAATTCCAGGATATGCTGCTAATACAGACGGAGACAAAATGGATTTTGCTTTTGGAGTACAAAAAGTAGGTTCATTAAACGGACGTTACAAAGTATATAAGAACCCTTATATGACTGAAAACACAATCCTAACAGGATACAGAGGTTCTCAGTTCTTAGAAACGGGTGCTGTTTATGCTCCTTACGTGCCATTAATGATGACACCTCTAGTATACGATCCAGCTACCTTCACACCACGTAAAGGTATCATGACTCGTTATGCTAAGAAAATGATCAGACCAGAATTCTACGGAAAGATTTTCGTTAGCGATTTAGCTACTGTATAATCTGAATTAGATTTCAATTATATTAAGAGAGGCCTTCGGGCCTCTTTTTTTTTGGTTATATAACAAATTTTTCCTATATTTATAGATAAGAACAATAACGTTATTATATATGCCTTCAAACCACCATACGGACGAAGTATTCGTTCCAAAGAGAAGACCAAAAAAACCAATCAAGTTCAACGTTCAGTTAAATGACGAACAAAAAATAGCAAAATCCAATATATTAGAATCCCCAATAACTGTCATTAGAGGAATGGCAGGTTCAGGTAAGACTTTAGTAGCTACACAAGTAGCTCTAGATATGTTATTCACCAGACAGGTAGAAAAGGTTATCATAACGAGACCTACTGTGTCTAAAGAAGATATAGGTTTTTTACCAGGAGATATAAAAGAGAAGATGGATCCTTGGTTAGCACCAATATATCATAATCTTAATATGCTCTACAATAAAGAGAAAGTACAGAAGCTATTAGATGATGAAACTATAGAGATAGTTCCTTTTGCATTCCTAAGAGGAAGAACATTTGTAAATTCTTTTGTTATAGTAGATGAAGCTCAGAACGTAACCCATTCACAAATGGAAACAGTAATAGGACGTCTGGGTAAAGGATCTAAGATGGTAATTTGCGGTGATATGGCCCAAATAGACTTAAAAGACAAAAGAGAAACAGGATTTTCTTTCTTAGCTAGAATAGAAGAACAGGTAGAAGGATTCAAAACTGCATCTCTAGAATATAATCACAGACATCAAATAGTTGCACCAGTACTGGAGGTATATAAAACCTTCAGGGATTAACAGCTATTTATAAATAAACTATTCCAAGATGCCTAAATATGCAAATTTTACATACTTTATTAGAGAGAGAGTAAAACTCCAAGGAGTTGAGCGAGGAACTAACGTAGAAGTACGAATTCCTAGTATAAGCTTTGCTGATAATAGAGTAATGAACGTACCTTCTGGTTCAATAACAGAGATAATGAATGTCGATAACCTTCCAGGAGCAGGTCAATTTGTTTCTTCTAGTATAAAATATGCTAGAATTACTAACTTATCAGACGACAGTATTGACTTACATATATCAGGCTCATCCTCAGAGCAACACTACTTACTAAGTCCTAGCGGTAGTTTTATGTTCAGTTCGGAGTACGTTAATGAGACTTTTAATAATTTTGAATACGGAGACTTAAGATCTATAAAAGCACAGTCGATACATACATCTGGCTCTACTTTAGGGTACTTTATAGCTCTAACAACAGAAGACTAATAAATTATGGCAGATATTCAAATTTGGGACGGCACTACTAATTTTATTGCAGGTGATGCTACTCCTTTCGGATTTTACGACGATGACCTAGCATTTCAAGAAGATGCTCCTAAGGTAGCAAGATATTGTGCTGAAAAATTAGGATGGCCTGTATTAGATATAGAGTTAAATGAAAGACAATTCTACACTGCCTTTGAAGAAGCAGTTACTGCATACGGAAAAGAGGTAATAGAGTCTATAGCTGCATCTACTATGTCGAGTACTATAGGAGGTTCTGCAAATGGACAAGCAATTAATGCAACTATATTCAAACCAAGTCTGCAGAGCGTTATAAGAGCAAGTGCTCAATACGGAATGGAAGCAGGAGTTGGAGGAGATGTAGATTTAAAGAGTGAATTAATAGACTTAATAGGCGGTCAGCAGAATTATGACTTAGAAGCACTGATAGGAGATGGAAGTATAGAAATTCGTAAAGTATTTTATGAAGCACCACCTGCAATACTAAGGTATTTTGATCCATATGCAGGAACAGGGACAGGAGTACAGTCACTAATGGATGCATTTGATTTTGGATCATACTCACCAGGAGTAAATTTCCTACTTATGCCTGCATCTTACGATGTTTTAAAGACTCAAGCAATAGAGTTTAATGATCAGATAAGAAAATCAACATATACCTTTGAAATAAATAATAATAAGCTTAGGATATTTCCTACTCCTAAAGGACCTGGTAAATTAAAAATACAATACTATAAAGTATCAGATAAAACTAATGCTTATGTAGATGACTCGTTACTTATAGAAGCATCTTCTTCATCAAGCGGCGGGGTTTCTGGAACCGGAGGAGGAACCTCATCAACAGGGGTATCAACAAACATTTCAAACGTAAACGCACAAAATCTAGTATATTCTGAAATTAATTCAATAGGAAGACAGTGGATTTTTAAATACACAGTAGCAACATGTAAAGAAATGCTTGCTTACATAAGAGGAAAGTACCAAACAGTACCGGTACCCGGTTCAGAAGTTAGTATGAATGCAGCAGATCTATTAGCAGATGCTAGAGAAGAAAAAGTATTTTTAGTTGAAGATCTAAAAGCAACTATGCAATCAGCTTCACTAACTAATCAATTAGAACTTGCTGCTACACAGACAAAATTTATTAACGATACAATGCAAGGAGTTCCAATGCACATATACGTAGGATAATGAAAATAATAGATATAATATCAGAAATACAATTCTCTGTCTACCAAGCAATGGTAAGGATAGGTCATAGCGAGGACGTAACAGTTCAAGATATCGGAGAGATGTTGAGAGCTATGCCCGGGGTATTGACAGTTGGACAGGTTTCACATAATGGTGATAATAATACAGCTATTATGAAAGTTAAACTACTAACAACAAAACCAGCTAGTGAAGCCTTTGCTTCTTTTAAAAATACATCGTTAGAAAGAATACCTGAAGTAAAGAAAGTAGAAGTAGCTGATAGGACAGTAGAAAAGAAAAAATAATATATGCTATTCGGTAGTCAAAAAGATTTTAACGTACTTTCAACTCATATAAGTAGAGAGATACTAAAAGATATTGTAGAACAGGAAATCGGCTACTACAAACTATCATTGAACGATACTCAAGCTAACCTATACGGAGAAGCACTAAATAAAGTATACTTCAACCCAGTAAAGTTGAACTGTCTTATAACTAGAGGAGATCAGGTAGTAAATGTAGATGAATTTGGTCCTGATTTAGGAAGGGAAGCATCATTTGCATTTATTAGACAAGATTTAGTAGATGCAGACACTGTACCTGAGGTAGGAGACATAGTAATGTGGCATGAAGATTATTACGAAGTAGATACTGTTAGAGAGAACCAGTTATTTGTAGGTAGAGATAGTAGTTATAACCTAACACAACATGGTAGCAAATTCGGTTCTTCTGTATCTATTATAGTTGACTGTCACTTAACAAGAACAGATAAAGTTGGAATAACAAGAGCAAGATAATAGATGGCAAAGAAGACTAAAATAGTACCTAAAAGACAGTCTCAATTGTCACAAGAAGCAATTGATACGTATAATAATGCTCAAAAACAAACAACACCGGACGTATTACGTACTAATAGAGCATATCAACGTTCAGTTAAGAATGACGATGTAAAGCAATTCAACATAGGTCTTAGAGATATAGATGAAACTATAGTATACTATTTCAACAACGTAATAAAACCATCTGTAATCCAAAACGGCAAGAGAATAAATGTACCTATAATATACGGTTCACCAGAAAGGTGGTCAGCTGTACAGAAAGACGGATACTACAGAGACAAAAACGGTAAGATTCAAACACCTTTACTAATGTTTAAGAGAGATTCTATTGAAAAGAATAGGACGCTTGGTAATAAAATGGATGCTAACAATCCTAATAACTTTGCAATCTTTCAAAAAGGGTATTCTAAAAAAAATGTCTACGATAGATTTTCTAGACTTAATAATAGGGAACCTGTTAAAGAACTTTATGGGGTAATCATACCCGATTATGTTAATATAACCTACTCTTGTATAATATTTACTGAGTATGTTGAGCAGATGAATAAAATAGTAGAGTCTATAAACTTTGCATCAGATGCATACTGGGGAGATCCAGAAAGATTTAACTTCAGAGCTATGATTGATTCATACACAACTACTACGGAGATGAATCAAGGGCAAGACAGAACGGTAAAGACTAATTTCCAAATAACTATGATGGGACATATAGTACCTGACAGTATTAACACGTCAATTGCTAATATGAATAAGTTTTACAGTAAGTCAGCAATAAAATTTGGATTAGAAACTGCAGGAACAGAAGAAATACTAACAACTAAAGCTAATACACCAGCTTCTACAGGGCCAAAAGGAAGATTTTACGATAACTTAACAGGTAAGTCGGAGGTTAACATTAACTTTAGCGGTATGACAGCAGAAGAAAGAACTTATCTAGCACTTTCTAACACTGTTGATACTAACAACAACAGTTACGTAATAGATAATGTGGAAAACAGCATTACTTTTGCTAATGTTACACTAGCCACACCACCACCTAACTTCCCAGACCATGAAATAGATGATTTCCTAGTAACTATTGGAGGATTAACCATAGAGCCATCGGCTATAGATAGAATAGTTCAAGAAGGAGACGATTTACTTGTAGATTTCCATAACTCCAACTTAGGATATACAATTACAGAAGGAATGGAGATTACTATAACTGGAAAACTTAATGGATAATGGCTCAGGTATTTTGGAATCAAATAAACAACCAATTACCTGAAATAGGTGAATACCTATCAGGTTCTCTTAATGTATCAGGTTCCTTTAGTACTTCTGGTTCATTGACAATAGATTTAGATGGTGTTGACGATGTATTTAGTATAAAAGTAGAAGGAAAAGAACAATTAAAAGTAAATAAAGAAGGTATAATACAATTTACTTCACAGTCTGTAACACCATCAGCAGTAGCAGGTGGATTATTTTACAGTGCTAGTAATGATTACTACTTTGGTTATTCAAATTAAAGCATATTTATTATAAATCACAAATAAGAAGATTATAACATGGCACAGTGGAGAAAATTACTGGTTTCCGGATCAGACATATCACAATTAAACAATGACTCAGGATACTTAACAGCAGAATCAGCATTTCCTGGATTCGTTACAGCTTCTATTAACGGTATACCACTAATAGCAGATAGTACTACAGATACTCTTAGTTTTGTTACCGGATCAACAGGAGCAGGATTAACAATAGTAGGAACTGAAGGAACAGATACGATTACCTTTGATTTAAGCAGTATTCCTAATTCAACTTTAGCTAATAGCACTATAAGTGGTAAAGAATTAGGAACCAACTTAGACTCACTTGTAGACGGTAACGGAATAGCAGACTTTACATATAACGGTTCAGGAGCAGCAGTAGTAACTGTAGAAGCAGCAGATAATACAATATCTGTAGCATCTGGAGGTAT